TGATATGATCTCGGTGACTTATGGGAGGGCTGAATCAGCCATGATTAACTGGCATCTTGAGTATACGTTCAAGCTTGAGGTCTCTATACATTTTTTTTCTCCAAGAATCTCAGCAAGGTTTTCTTTTTTCTATAATGATGATGAAAAGTTTCATAGTGACGTTAAGAAATTAGAAAAACATAAAAGCAAATAGAAAGGATTTAATCAAATGGACATGAGCAATCAATCGAATTATCATTGTAACAAATTTTCACAGATAGCATTTAACGACCTTTCAACCAAAGAAGAACAATTAAAATATCTTGAAAGCGTTAAAAAAGGATCACTGCGACAAGATAGAAATCTTGATTAAAAAGATTAAGGATGGAAAGTAAAAGCTTGACACAAATAAATAACTTTAGTAATATATTAAATGAACGCAGGAGAATTAAAAATGTATTTAATAATAAATTTAAATAATGGAACATTCAAAGGTCAAGTCATATCTCTGATATCTCTTGCGTTCAGCCTTTGAATTGTTCCTTTTTCTTTATGAGGTTTTTCAATGAATAAACCACAGCTTGAAAATGGATATGTTAAAATTGCAAATGAGATAGTAGAGGCTCTTGCAAAGATAAGAATCTCTGGTGAAGAAATGCAAATTTTATGGGTTATTATTCGCAAAACTTATGGATGGAATAAGAAAGAAGACAAAATCTCATTAAATCAATTCTCAGAATTAACAGGAATTAAAAGACCCAATATCGTAAGAGCAATTAAAAAATTAATAGTTAAAGGTGTTATCAAAAAAGATAACAGTTTTGTTATAAGTTATTCATTTAATAAGGATTATGACAAATGGGTCGCTGTTATCAAAAAAGATACTGGTATCAATAATGATAATCGGGGGGTATCAAAAAAGATAATCGCTGGTATCAATAATGATAACAAAGGTGGTATCAATAATGATACACACAATAGAAAGAAAGACACTACTACAAAAGACACTATTACAAAAGACACATCATTTGAAACTTTTTGGAAACTATATCCAAGAAAAATTGGTAAAGATAAATCATGTAAAAAATTTAATAGATTAATTAATACTAATAAAAAACAAGAGGATGTTTTAATTGCAATAAATAATTATTGTTTATATGTAAAAAATAAAGACAAAAAATATATTAAGCATTGCACGACATGGCTTTCTGATTGGCAAGACTGGATTGAATTAAACGAAGATCAAAAAGAAGAAACTTTAATCACGCATGGGAAGATGTCTCAAACGCAAATTGATAACTTTAAAAAATTGGAGAAATGGAGAAAAGACAATGCAAAAAAATATGTTTAATAAACAAATACAAAAATTAATGTCAGTATTCCCCGAAAAACAAATTGATCCTGATATGTATTTTGAATTATTAGGTCATATACCAGATGATGTTTTTATAAAAGCGGTGAATAATGTTTGTACTTCTGTTACAGAGGTTAATAAATCGACTAATATTATTGCTTTAATTAATGAATTTTTTATTAATAATAATGGGTTGTCTTCTGAGGAAGCTTGGGAGATTGTCATATCAGCAATTAAGAAATATGGCTATTTAAGAATACCAGAATTTGAAGATGATAAAATAATGAGAGCAATAAACGTGAATGGTGGATGGAAAAGATTATGCGCATCAGAAGAAATTAACTGGGATAAGAAAAGATTTATTGATACTTACAAAGATTTTAAAGAAAGCGAAGCAGTAAAAATAAGACATGGTGAATTGCTGCATAAAGAAAAGAATCAAATTGAAGATCAAACAGTCAAGGGATATTTAACAGACGTAACAAAAAACATAGGTAAATAATATGCTTGCAATAAACGATCCTAAAATTATAGAGCAGAAAAAAAATCTTGATGATTTCATAAATGGTAAAATTACAGAGAAACAGTTTGAGATTAACAATGCTCTTTCAATGCTGAATGATATAGCAAGTATGAAATTTAGTTTATACCCATCAAGCGATATTAAAAATCATGATAAACAATATACGAAAATCTTTTCAAGAAATAACTCAAATTATACATGGTTATATTGGATGAAGAAAATTCTTGACGAAGATTTTTACAGTCAAATTGATCCGTATATTGAAGCGTATCAAGAGAAAGACGATAATATAAGATTCTACAAGGGAGTATAATTAAAACCAAGAAAGGAGTATTGAGGAAATGGGAAAAGCATTAACACAGAAAGAATTGGACAAGAAAACAAAGGCAGTAAAGGAAAAGTTTAAACCATCAATGGGAAAAGATAACAAAACAAAAGACCTTCCGAACATGCCAGAGAAAGACGAGCTTTATAAAGCAGGAGAAAATTTGTTCTATGCAAGACAGGCTTTATCTGACGCAAACGAACAGAGCGAAAAAGCAGCAAATGAATTTATCGAAGTTGCAAAGAAATTGAAGAAAAGCTCTATAACTGTTCATCCTGAAAACGAAGTTCCAAGAACGTTTAAATATGAAAAATCAACCGTAAAAGAAAAAGTTACAATGAGACAGGAGAAATAAAAATGACAAATGTAAAAAAACACATAGAACTATTAGGGCAAAAAGCAAAAGACAAAGTAACTGGGTTTAAAGGTGTCATTGATTCAGTTTGTTTTGATTTGTATGGCTGCATTCAGGTTTTAATCGCACCAGAAGTAAAGGACGATAATAAAAAAGGTGACTCGTACTGGTATGACGTTAACAGAGTAACGATATTGAGCAAGAAGCCTGTTATGAATGTTCCTAATTTTGATTATGGGGATATATCAGAGGGCAAAAAAGGACCAGCACATAAACCTAATTTTTAACCAGGAGAAATAAAAATGGATACTTTGTCAGTTGCCAACAAAACGCCAAGCGTAAATCAAGTTTACGGAACGTTTATTATTCCAGCAAAACCAGGAAGAAAACCAAGAATAATGAGTGGAATGCACACAGAATTTAAGAAGGTTAAAAGAGAAATCCAGAATAAATTATTTCTCATGGACACTAAGAAATTTGAGAAATACAAAGATAAAAAATTGTTTGTTACTCTTGGAGTTCATGGCAATTGGCACAATAAAGATGGAAGCGTAAAAAAGAAAGATATAGCTAACTATGAAAAATTTATTACGGATACAGTATTCGAGTATTTGAACATGAAAGATCAATTTATTTTTAGATATTTATTAGAAAAGGTGCAGGACGACATAGACGGATTTGTAATGCAAATAGGATTTTTGGAGGAATAGAAAATGACAAAGATTCTTGATCGTATTTTAAATAATTTAAAAATTGAGGATTATATCCAAGTGGATCATGTGACAGGATTTTGTGAAAAATACGATCCAGTTTCATTGCGTGGACATATATTGGATGTAGTCGAAAAAGAATTATTAGAGGAAAAATAATGTCAGAAGATATTTACTACAAATATGAATACGAGTGCAAGTGTGGGAATATATTTGGCAGTCATAGACGCATGGCAATTCTACCGTCACCATGTTGCAACAAACCATCAAGACGATATTATGGCAATCATACAGGAGCATACAGGCAGCAATCAAATAATGACGCTACTACTAAAAGAAATTGAAAATATAAAATAGTTATTCACGTAACGGAATGGAGGGTGCAATCATGTATCGAGTTTAAAAAACTCACAAATAATCTAACTCACTAAATGAGGATTTTGGAAAAACTGGAGAGGGTAGAAATATCCTCTCCAAATAAAAAGAAAAAAGGAGAACAAAGGAATGAAAAAAACAAACATTATGATTTTAATATTAATAGCAATCTTTATGGTTCCAGCTTTAGCAATTGCAGAGGAACCTTTGATCGTTGAAGATAACAAAGACGTTTGTGTTGTAGAAAAAGCGATTCAAGAAATCGAAACGTTTCCATCAGTTGATCAATTAAACGAATTCAATGCGATACCATACAGAGGATATTTGATTCATAAAATAAGCGAATCAAAAGAGACGCCTGCTGGATTGCAAAAGATGAATTATCTTGTCGTTAAGCCAGACAGCTCATGCGCATATATTGATACTCTTGAAATGTCAAAAGCTTTTATCAATGAAGATATAATATTAAGTAAAGTTAAAAAACTTCTTTCGCAGAAGAAAGAATAATCCTATGAATAAATACGAGCCAGGTGACGTTATTAAAATTGAAGAAGACTATCTCGTTGAAGAAGCAAACGAAATAACAAAAGAAGGATCAACGTCCAGGAAAGAATATCTTGCAATAATTGCGAAACAAAATGAAGATTCGAGCAGCGTAACCCAAGAGCAACTTGAAAAGGCAACTGAGGCGATCCAGGGATATGCAATCGATGTTAAAGACTTTGTTGAAAGATCTTTTCCTTGTGTTGGTGGATACAAAATCAAGATAGAGCTTGAAAATCTAAGAATCATTATTTTAGAAAAATTGCCGAAAGATACTGTTCGATAATTTGACAAATCTTTAATATTATGTAAAATATAAGTAATGAAAAAATATAAAAGTTATTGACACAACTTAAAAGTCACCTATAAAAATGTAGGTGGCTTTTTCTTTAAAAGGATCCGATGGCTAAAAGATTTAATCATTTGCGCTTTAGAGTAAATAGGTACTTGAACCCAAAACCAAGGGGAGCCGAAGAAATGAAACTAAACATTGACGATCACGAAGCAGTAAAGAAACACATTGACGACGTTATTATTTATTGGAGAGGTGTAAGAGGACAGCACGTAAGCAAGAGCAAAGAAATGCATGAAATGGCGAAGCATTACATAGACGCATGGCAGTCAATGAGATGTTCTTTGTTTGGGGAGTTGTTGCAATGATGCCTCTTGTTATAATTCATGCATTAGCCTGGAAAGTTATAGAGGAATATTTTACTCTTAATATTAAGATAGCAGTAAAGCTTATGAGCATAAACAGAACCTTAACATGAAAGGTGGCAATATGGCAAAAGCAATATTATTTGACAGGACGGAAGAATTTAGAACGTTAAGATCAAACGATTACTCAGCAGCAGGTGCAAGAAACCTACAAGCAAGACTTGATAAAATAGAAAAGCAAGACAAATACACAGGAATGACAATTAAATTTGGGGATTTCAGTATAAAATGAGGGTAAATTATGGCTTATAGTAAGAAAAAGATGACAGAAAGAGCAATAAAAATCATAAGAAAACACAAACTATTGTTTATTGATGAAATATTTTGTCATGTAAGCTATTGCAAGGCAACGTTTTATAATAAAGGCTTAGAAAGATTAGACTCTATAAAGGCAGAGATCGAGAAGAACCGTATTCGAAAAAAAATACAAATGCGTGATAAATGGTATGAAAGCGAAAGCGCAACTCTTCAAATTGGTTTGTATAAATTAATTGGGAATGAAGAGGAAAACGATAAACTTGCAAACAGATCTCATATTGATCACACGAGCAAGGGCGACAAGATGGACCAAAACTTTACCTTTGAGGTAGTTGATGACAATAAAAACAAATAAAGTCTTTAAATTCTTAGAGAACAGCACAAACAAGATAACTGTCAATCAAGGCGGTGCGAGATCTGGCAAAACTTATAATATACTTATCTGGTTTACTAAAGAAGCAATGAGGGTAAAGAAAAAAGTTTTTTCTATTTGCAGAGAAGCGATGCCAGCTTTGACGTCTTCTGCAATGCGTGATTTTTTTGAAATACACAAAGACAATGGCATGTACGATAAGAGTAGACATAACATATCAAAGAATGAATATATCTTTAATGGGAATTTATTCGAATTTTTTAGTCTTGATGACGAGCAGAAAGTGAGAGGAAGAAAAAGAGATTATTTATTTATAAATGAAGCCAATGAATGCAAGTTTCCAATATGGAAGCAGCTTATATATAGAACCTCGACAAAGATTGTAATTGATTATAACCCTTCAGATGAATTTCACTGGATATACGACAAGGTGATACCAAGGGATGACGCAGACTTTTTGAGAACAACACATTTTGATAACCCTTTTTTAGTTCAATCAATACGTGACGAAATAGAAAGATTAAAAAAAGAGGACCCTGACGAATATAGAGTTTTTGGATTAGGAGAAAAGGGAGTTTCACGTGAAACAATATATCCTAAATGGATTATCGTGCCGCATATCCCAGAAGGAAAGATAGACTTTGAATGCACTGGCCTTGATTTTGGATTTAATAATCCTTCCTCCCTGATTCGAGTTGTTGTCATGGATAAAAATAATTTATACGTTGACGAACTCCTTCATCAAACACGGATGACAAATAAAGATTTAATAGACAGATTTAAACTTTTGGTGGATAATCGAATTGAAATCAAGGCAGATAGTGCAGAGCCAAAGACGATCGCAGAGATAAAGGCGGCAGGATTCAATATAAAGGCAGTTAAGAAAGGCGATGGAAGCGTGATAAATGGAATTAAAAGAGTAAATAAATATAACATAAGGATAACAAAGAGAAGCGTTAATCTTATTAAAGAAATAAAAAACTATAAGTTTAAAAAAGACAGAAACGATATCGTAACAGACACCCCGATAACATTCAATGACCATGCGATGGACGCAATGCGTTATGCAACGATGCCAGTCAAAGAAAATAAATTAATTCCAAAAGCAAGATAAAAAAGGAGATTTATATATGGCGTGGAACCCTTTCAAACGAAAAGAAAAGAAATCAAGTGCATCATCAAAAACATTCCTCTATGAAGTCGGCCGAGCAATCTGGTCCAAAGAGAGATTAAAAACAGTCGCAAACGATGCATACAGAAAAAACATAATCGCTTATTATTGCATTGATCTTATAGCGACACATGCATCAAGAGTCCCCTGGAAATTATTCAAAGGAGGAAAAGAGATCCTGAATCATAAAATCTTAGATTTACTTCAAAGGCCAAATGAGTTTGAATCAAAGGCCGACTTTTTTGAAAGAGATTATACGTTTTATTTATATTCTGGTAACTCTTATATTGAAGCCGCTTATTTAGACAAAGAAAGAACGATACCAAAACAAGAGCCGCCTCAATGGCTTTATTCGTTGCGCCCTGATCGATTCCAGATATTCCCAGGAGACAATGGCATGCCTTCTCATTATAGATACACAAGAGGCGTTAATTATTTCGATTTTGACGTTAGCATTATCGGACAAACAAATCTATTACATTCAAAAACTGTAAATCTTCTTGACGATTGGTATGGCATGCCTCCAGTTACAGCAGCAGCATATGCGGTCGATCAACACAAT